TTATAAATAATTGGTCGGAGGAAGAAGAGTACGATGAGTACAATGATTCTGATGACGAATACGACGCTTATATTTCGCAAACACAACGCTATGGAAAATAAAATGGATATTAATACACTACGTAAAATGCGCAACCAAGACTTCGGTAAAATCTCTTCCGAATTCGACAAGATTGCTAATCCGCAATCTGAAACCAAATCCTACCAAGACGATCGTTTTTGGAAGCTAGAAGCTGACAAAGCAGGTAATGGTACGGCAACTATTCGATTCCTCCCACGTGCAGAAGGTGATGAACTACCTTGGGTTAAAATTTTCTCGCACGGTTTCCAAGGTCCTACTGGGAAGTGGTATATCGAAAACTCTCTTACAACACTTGGCGAAAATGATCCAGTCGGTGAATTGAATTCACGTCTATGGAACACTGGCTCTGATGCTGATAAGGAAACTGCACGTAAGCAAAAGCGTAAGCTTTCTTATATTGCAAACGTTCTTATCGTTTCTGATCCTAAGCATCCAGAAAACGAAGGTCAAGTCAAACTATTTAAGTTCGGCAAGAAAATCTTTGATAAGATTATGGATAAAGCACGTCCTACTTTTGAAGATGAAACACCTGTAAATGTGTTCGATCTTTGGGAAGGCGCAGACTTTAAACTTCGTATGCGTAAGGTTGATGGTTATCCTAACTACGATCAATCTGCATTCCAAGAGCCAAGTGCTGTTACTGAAGACGAAGACAAAATGCTGTCTGTTGTTAATTCACAACACAAGCTTTCTGAATTCTTAGATCGTAAGAACTTCAAGACTTATGAAGAACTTTCACGTAAGTTGGCAACAGTATTGTCGGGAGATTCTGGATCTTCTACAACTGCTGCATCACTTTCAGAAGATGATGAGCCAGTACGCCAAGTAAAGGCTACTGCACCTAAGACTAAAGTAACTGTTGCATCATCAGATGATGGTGATGACGATGCAATGAGTTTCTTCAAGAAGATTGCTATGGAAGAGTGATGATATCCGCGTAGGTACGGATAGATATAGGAGGACTTCGGTCCTCCTTTTTTGTTTGGAGAGAATATGGAAGAAGACGGAAAGACTATATTCTATACGGTTCTTAAAGATGGCGCCAAAGCTGGAGAATTTAAAGTGCTATCGCTTGGTATAGAACAAATAAAACGTACGTGCGATGTATGGGGATTAGACATCTTCAGGTATCAGATCGTAAGAAACGATACCCGAGAAGTAGTTTGGGATGGAAGATCAGTAGACAGCCCGAGCTGAAAAGTAACGCTCTACTGAAGAGTCACTGCTTCGTACAGGTGCTTCTATTCTAGCAATCTGTGTTTGTTTCATATTGTTGCTTACTGATGGAGCAACGACTGTTGTAGAAGAAACACCAGCTTTATCTTTCATGCTGTTTACTTGATTAGACATATTAGAAACTGTGCTTCCGTCAACAGAGCTAAATCCTTTAAGACCTGCACTTAATTTCTCAATACCGATACCAGCTTGTTGTAGGCCGGGGCCTAGTTTAGCAATATCTTCAAGTTGTTCAACAGGACTCTTTTGGCCACTTAACTTTGATAATAAACCAGTTGCAAGATTTGATAAACCAGCTACTGCGTTTCCTGCTGCAAATGCAGCCATACCAGCACTTACTGCGAGTAAGCCAGCACCAACTTGAGCTAATGCAGTTCCATCGATTTTAGATAATCTTTCAATGCTTGTAGTAACTTGATCAATGATATCTACTATACCTTCTGATATAGTTTTAATAACACCCATGATTACATCACCGATCTTTTCAATAATTGATGGTATTGTTTTAATACCTTCAACAAATACGTTCTGAATAACATCAGCTATCTTAATGAGAACAGGTGCAAATGCTTCAATTGCAGGTGCAGCCATTTCAAGTGCTTTACCAATTCCCATTGCTGCGAGAGTAAAAGCACCCATTCCAACTAGTGTTGCTGGGTTAAAGAAGTATGCGAATCCTAGTGCAACGCCTCTTAATAATCCCTGAAGTCCAGAACCTAGTCCTTTTCCAAGTTTAGCAAATGCTGCACCTAGCATTCCTACTCCGCCAGCCAATGCACCTAGGAATCCACCTCCGCCGCCTTCTTCTTTTTCATTTGGTTTTACACGTGCATCTGGTCCATGCATTGTGTTCTTAGCGATCTCTTTCAATACATCAGTTTGTTCTTCTTGACGTCTTACTGCTTCTTGTTGATCTTCTTCCGATATCGTTTGACTGCGTGTATCCTTAATAGAATCCTTTGCAACTTGGGCAGCCATATCATGTTTAGAATACTGTTGGCCAAGATCTGCTTTTCTATCTAATAAAGCTTTACCTGCTTCAGTATTAGCCATCTGTTCTTCATTAAGACCGGTCTTACGCTTGAAGATCTCTATTTCATTATCAGTCTTTTTAATATCTTTAGAAACACGAGCTGCTTCTTTATAGTCTGCTTGCAGTTCTTTCTTAGACTTACTAGAACCAAGCATACGTTGACGATCAACGAAATCATCGCGTGCAGCACGCTTGCTTACACCAAGTAGTCTATCCATCATACTGCCGGACTTAACTAGTCGCGTAGATAATAGTGCACGGCTTACTGTGCTGAAGTTCTGACGTATGTTAGCTTTGAATTCTTGGAATCCTTCGCCAAAACTCTTAAATGTTTTTATAGTAGATGAAACAGCAATTGCTGCTTCAGTCTGAGCCTTTAAAAGTTGTTTTTGTATTTTCAGAGATTCTTCAAGAGTTTCACTTATCTTTTGTGTTTCTTTCTCTTGCTTTTGTGTTTCTCTTTGAATACTAAGTTCTTCTAAAGCTTGAATTCTTTGAGTGAGAAGAGAATCTGAAGCAGTTTCTAGAGATTGCGCCAACGAATCACGCATAGATTGAAGGTGTTCATTCGAAAGCTTTTGTAGTTCTATTAGTGCGCGAAACTCGCTAGTGTTGTCGGTTGAATTGACAACAGTGGAGGTATTAACACTTACATTAACTGGCGCTGGTCTAGATTTTCTTTTTGCCATTATCCTGCTCTCTTAGATTCTAATCTTTGTTTTTCTTCTTCCAAATATTGTATAAGCATAGCCACGTAAATTTCACGTTCAAAGGGAAGCATTTCCTCAATTTCCCTCAGACTATACTTATGGTACTGCATAAGAGCAAAATTCATTTTATAGAAGTTATGCAGACTCTCATGATATAAGCATATTAGAAAAAAGAGTCAAGTCCTCTTATGTATTTTTCGTGATTCTTACTACATACTGGACATGTGTATTTTACTCTTTCTTCAAGCTTTGGCATAGTATCGAAGAACTGTTGTATCTTCACAAATTGTTCTTGTGTAAGATTGTTAACAAATTCACGTACTTCGTCAGGCTTTTGATCTTTAGCATAAAACATTTCTTGTGAATTATAAACAGCTTCAACACAAGAACATACTATATCAAACACAGTATCGATATCTGTGGTTTCAAGCTTTTCCATCTTGCTTAAAATATCAAGTGATGGGTATTTCATTATTACACCTACATCATCAAACAATGGTATAGTCTTATTATGTTCTTTTGGAATATCTACTCTAACTTTTGTTAAGTCAATGGTGTACATCACCGATGCTTTTTCATCAGTACATGTATCACACTTTAAAATCAGGTCTACATTTTCTCCGACTGATTTAGCACGAAGTTGAGTGAAGATGTATTCAATATCGAATAAGGCAAGTTCATCAACTTTTACTTTATCTTTAATACAGGCTGTGATAACATTTTTAAGTGTTTCAATCATCGTATCAGAATCTTCACTTTGTTGAGCTATCAATAAAGCTTTTTCTTCTTTTACTAAAAATGGTCTAAACATTACACTCTTCGCTAGCGAAGGAATTGTTAACTTATAAACCGGCGCATTTGCTATTGGTAAAGACATATTATTTTCCTTTTCTCAAATCATTAAGCATTTTACTAAGTTCGCTTGTACTTCCAACAAATATAGCATTGTTATTAGTGACAGATGATTCTTTTTTAGTAGGACCATCTATCGATTGTTTTCGTTTATGTAAATCTAGTAATTGTGTATTTACATCTGACAAGTGTTTTACTAATCCTCCTACAACTTCAAAAGCACGAGGGTGTTCACTTTGCTTTGCTACTTCAAGTGCATGATGCAATGCGTCTTGTCCCTGTTGTAATATAGAATGTAAGTTACTACGTGTGGTTTCAAAATCATTCTCTAGATCTTTGTTTATTGGCGTAGCTTGAACTGCAGGAAGTACTTCTTGCTTTTCAATAGGTGCTACATCAAAAACTTGACTTAGCTTATCATCAATATTCATAAATTATTAAATCTCGGGGATCCCTGTTCCGGTTATTTGACCTTGTCTTTCTAATTGCGTCTGTGCATTACTTACAGCAATACTATCATTTAGAGTTTCTTGAAATTGTTGAAAATTGTCATAATATAAGTCCGGAATATTTACTGCGCTTGTAACACTTCCTCTTAGATAATTTCCAAGTTGTTGAGATACTTTATAAGGATCTGGGATATCTAAACCAAATAATTTCTTAGGATCTTTATCATTAGAAGGAGAAACTTTTTGTTTATTGATATGATACTTATAGTTAAATGTTACCTGCAACTTCATAACGTCTTTAGAGTTATGATCAAGCTGTATGGCTGCTATAGTTTTAGGATATGCTTCTCTCAATACAACTTCATAAGTATTATTATCTTTAGTATCTTGCACATAAATGAATATATCTCTTACATAGGAATCATAGAAACCAGCAAGACGACTATATGGATTTATAATCTGATCAGTCCAATTATCGAAGTAACTTTTTACTTGCATTTGGCGATCTACTAAAAATGTTAGCTGAACGCTTTCAAAATTTCTATCATATACAACTTCACGCTGTTCACCGTATGTTCTAACCGGTTGAGATGCAAATGACAAACTTGGTAGAAGTGCCTGTTCACAAAATAGTTCCACTAAATTTGCGCTAGAACTATTAGGACTAGAAATAGAAACCGTAAAACGATTTTGTCGAGCAAGACTACTTGTTTTTATATTCGAAATAAATTCATTTAATGAGCGCGCTGTCATTACATTCCTCCAGTGTTTTTCCACACTTCTGTGACTGATGCCTTATGAAAGCTTTCCACTGGCATCATTAATGCTGTGGTCCAATCCGTTGGTGTTATTATTTTTAATTGTGTCATTAGATGATCTGACAAATAACTCTTTACGCAGGGTTCTACAAGCTTATGTTTAGAGATTCCTTGTAGAAGACTCCATGATAATTTTAAACGAGTAGTTTCGTCTATACCTCTAGTTGTCTTAAACTTAAGAAGATTGTCTAAAAGAACTACTCTAAAACGGTAAGATAAATAATGAAGATTGAGACCCATGAATCCA